CCTAATATACTCATTCTACCAAAAAAACTTACGGGATGAGTCAAAAGGCTTATTCTGATTAGTCACTGCATAACTACGATGCGCTCCTCTCTATAAGCCTAAAATTTCACTTGCTAAAAATCTGCTTACTATTATACTGGACTTGTTTTTTATTCATGTGAACCTCCTCTTGATGAGTTTGCCGATTCTCTAAAAATCGGCTATCCTATTTCAATAAATCCAAAAACACTAAAACGCATTTCAGTCAATGAATCATTGACTCTTTTTGATTCGATACTAAACAAGATTATAGTTCAATACTGCCAAAAATCGTTAAAATCCAGCGTATATATACATATCTAAACTGTATAAAATTCAGTAAAAAGATGTAAAAAAAAAGTAATAAACCCATAAAAAATACATTAAAGATTTGACAAGATTTTGACGTTATGTATTATATAGAGTATAGATTAAATAAAACTTTCGGGGAGAAGACCATGAAAACAACAATCACAACAATCCTACTAGCACTTAGTTTGTGCTTAAATTCACAAGTGGTAACGCTTTTAAAAACAGATACAATAGTTTGCCCAGGCGATTCTATTCATATATCTTTTAAGTGGGACTACAACCCGTTAAATACTCAATTCACAGCGCATTACAACGATACTCTTAAGTGTATTTGGCAATACTCTTATGTAGAGTTTTACAAAATGAAAAAAAGCCTAAGTAAAGGAGACACTATTTACCACACCACATTAAGAACTGATGCCGCTTGGGGGATAGCTAGAATTTGGCTAGGTGTTATGTGGAAAAATACACGTCCAGTTGACATGAGTTGTACTTGGTTGGGTATTGATACAGGGGTAGATGAAATCAATGGTATCTTATTAGAGCCTAAATATTTTGATTTAAACGGAAACCGAACAGAAAAACAAACAGGAAAAATACTTATAGAACAAATAGGAAATATTAGAAGAAAAATTTTTATTTTAGAATAAAATTATGGCGGTTACAATATACGAATCAAAATTTGAGGACGTGCTTGACGCAAACGGCGGCATTAAAGGAATAAAAAGTTTAGACACTCATTCTGCAATTAAATTAGAATTAGAGAGCTTTCCTAAAAGTTGCGAAGCTTTAAAAATAATTGATGAACAGATAGCTAAAATAAAAGAAGATTCTGGAGACATAATTATTTATTCAGCAAAATTTGACTATAAAAAAATTATTGCAGATATAAAATATTAATTATATTTGCCTCACGTTCTTTCTTGTTAAAGTTTTTTTCATAAAATTACACTTAACAAAAAAAGCCTCGATATTAATCGGGGCTTTTTTGTTTTAATCTTCTTCAGTTTCTTCTTCGCCCCCTTTTTTACCACTCATTCCTTATCCACAACATTTTGATACGCTACTTTAGCAGCGTTTTTAGCTTGGTTTAATGTTGATTTTGAATATTCATCTATTTCTTTTGCTTTTTGTAAACAAGCAGATAGCAATGGCATACCTCTAAAGTTTCCTATACGGTATTTTGTACCATAATACAAATATGCTATTCTTTGTTTCGAGTCTTTACCATAAGCAGATACACGTGTAAAGTTCATGTTAGTTGGCATTTCCCCTTTTAAAGCAGCTGTTCTAACATAATAAGCCACGTGTCTATCTTTTCTATCAACCTCAACACCATCAATTATCCTGTTACCGTTTTCTAATTCTCGAGGCCAGTCTTCGCTTCCATAAGCTGGTGATTGTACATGTTCTCCGTCAATAATTTGCTGTTTTAACTGCCCTTTTACTACATGGTTAATAACTAATACATCACCCCCCACAATTGCGTTTTTTTCCTTTTCCCAACTCAGTTGATTGTAGTTCATTTGTTCCGACCAATCACAGTCGGTACTTTCAGTAAATAAGCTCCATTTTGCCTCTAGTAATCTTACAAAACTTCTTCTTTGTTCTTTTTGCATCGGATAGCCCTCAGCCTCCAATATGACAGACAAAGGTTCTGCTTGTAGTCTTAATCCGTTTCCAATAGTCCAGGTTAGCAATCTTCGTACTGCAATTTGAGCAAAATCGCTTTCGTAAAACGCTTGCCACGACCTAGCTCGTAATTGATTGTAGTCTGCTGAATAATCATATATCGGGCCAAGCAAACCATAATCAGTTTCCCCGTTATACATCGCTCCGTAAATAGCTGGGTCGTAAAAGTTAGAATAGGTTAAAATTGCTTCGGCTTGTTTTCTAGCCTCAATTTTAGCAACATCTTCTAAGGTAAGAGTTTTATCTCTTTTTTTTAAAACATCAAAGATAGCCATTTTTGTGTATTCAATTTTTACTGTCAATAATCAACTGAGTTCCACCTATAATATCACGAACATACATTGCACGTATCTTTCTATATCCTTCAATAGTTTTGGTTATGGCTTGTGGGTTTCGATATACAACGTTTTGAGTGGTTTGTCCTGTGTCAATTTTATACTCGACTACATCTCCATTTAAAACAGAGTTTAAAGCAGTAGTTAACAAAGCGTTAATTATATTGTCAATCTTTGCTATTATTTCCTTAGTTGTTGAGCAGGTTTGGAAGTTTGCGTCAAGCTCGTAGTATAGTACCATTATTATTTTGTTTTTATTTTTTCGTTTTTTGCCTGTGTAAAATCACCCAACGTCTGTCCTGCCATTGCTGCTATAAAAGCGGCACTTGTTCCAGGAATCAAAGCGTCTAAAGCTACTAGGGCTGTTTGAGTTGCGTTTCTTAAAGCTAAAGTGTAAGCTTTTGTTTTATTGTACTCAGCCAGTAACTCGTTGTATTTTACGCCAAAATTAGTGTATTGCGACGGTACATCGCTGTCTCCAATCAAAACAGTACCGTCGTTTCTCAGCCAAACAACAAATTTTATAACTCCATTTTCATCGGTGCAATATAACCTTTTTTCGCCAATTTCTGCCTTTCTATTTTTCAATAAATATCCAACTATTGCCTCGTCTCCATCTGCCTCAGTTAATAATCTTATAGCGGTTGTGTCTTTTATGGGTCGGCTATCATCCCCCCATTCAGAGTACACCTCAGTAGTGTAAGTGTTTCTAAATCCACCAATAGCTTTAGCAACCAGTTGTTTTAGGTCGTTAAAAAAAGTGTCTGTTATCCTTACTAACTTGTTCATACGTGTGGGTGATTTTTACCTTCTAAAAATGGGTCAACTTGTCTTTCGGGTGCGTTATTGTAAGTTCCAGGTAAAACACATTTTACATTACAAAACTCATCCTTACTGCTTTTTATGTAATTCACCTCATTTATAAACCACTTAGATGGTTTGTAAAGATAGTTAGACCTGCTTTTTGCTCTAATCGTATTATTTGGTCTTATGAAAGTTCCATTAACAGTAGGTTTATGAAGCTTTACTAATAAAGGAACTTCTTTGTATGTGTTAGCTAATTCCCTCCTGGCCAATTGAGTTGCGCTTACATCATCGCCAAAAGTTTGTGTTATAACTTTAGGGATATAAACTATTCTACATAAAGGATTTCTTAACGAAACTTCCTTATCTGGCTTTGTGGTTACGTTTACGACTGCTTTAGAAAGATTGCCTCCGTTTTTATCTGGTTGCCTAATCACTTCAATATCCGAATACATATTGTCTCCGTTATAACCACATGACATTTCTATGTAATTTAACGAGCCGTCACCGGTTCCAACTTCAAATAAATACTCATCCCCCGTATAAGCTACGTTGATAACTAAATCACCAAACATATTGTGACTTAACACCAATCCTTTTTGTACAGCTAATTTTTTAAGGTAAGCTAAAACCGTTCCTGATTCTGGAGCAGTTGTTTTAGTTATTTCTTCCTCTGTTTGTTCTTCGGTTAATTTAAGAACTTCTTTGTAGTAGCTTCTTACAGATTGTTCAACTGCTACGCTTGGGAACTTGCTGTAAGCTATTGTTGATTCTACTTTAAAATCAAAACCACCTCTATACTTATTGGCAAAGAACCTCATTATTTTTTGTGCAATCGAGGCAAAGCTAACGCCTGAGCTTTCCAGCCCTAAATCCATTGCCGAAGTTGGAATATCTGCCCTTTCGAGTATTCCACACTTTGAAAATCCGCCAATTTCAACCCACTCAGGTTTGGCTGTTTCTTTAAAAATAGTATTAACAGCAAACCCAGTTATTAAAAGTTCGTCATAAGTGTTTTTTACTTTTTTCTTTTCATAAGTCAGTCTCTTACCTCTTATGGTCTCTACGATGTCCCAATAAGTTCCTGGCTTTTCATGTACATAATAAATGCTTACTTCGTGCATGTGTGAAGGTGCGAGTATTTCAGCTATCTCTTGGTTGTTTTCGTTAAAGTAAATTTTAAACCTAAAGGTACTCATTACGGAGTCGTACTTTAATGAAATGTCAATCTCATCGAAGTGTGTTAGCTCCAATATCCTAGGATTATTATTTTCGTCCCTATCTCTTGTATTTACTTTTAGTTTAATCACCGGTAATAAACTATTTTAGTTCCTTTCATTACTCCCAAAGATACTTGTTGGTAAGTAAGCCCGTTTGTAGTAATGATTCTTTCAATGTTTTCATCATTTGCTAATCCATAATATCTATGTGCTAATAAAACAACATTTGTGTCTTTATCAGTTACTACTTCGTATTCTTTTTGCCCTCCTAAAGCTACTGTATATAAGTTGCTTATGGTAACGTTCACCATTACATCAATTGCAGTAATTAGCTGTTGGTTCGGAACGTAAAAAGAAGGGTTGCTCCCGTTTGGGCTTTGTAGTTGAGAAATGTCTGAATCAAACTGCTCTTTAAAAGTCTTAATGTCGTTAATGGTTCTGAGAGCCGAAGTAGAAATCAAGTAGTCTGTCTCAATTGGGTTTAACGCTGACAAACAAGCTGCTTGTAAAAAACCTACTCCCTGAACTTCATAACTTGTTTTTTGAGACGGTGTAGCGTACCCTAGTATTGTTGTTCTTAGTTGAGCAAATTGAGTTCCTATAACTCTAAACTTATCTTTTATCGAAGCTGTAAACGTAAAAGGAAATGTTAAAAATGAATTTAATGACTGTAAAGAAAAGCTAACCAGCTCCCCAACTTGGTCTATGTCTGTGTAAAATTCACGTAATTCATTTTGATATTCATTTGCTTCCTCAACAATGTCTGTTATTTTTGAAAAAGCTGTATAATATTTATTGGCTTCTTGTTTTAAAACTTCCTTATCATTTATAGTAGGGTTAAACTTGCTTCTGTATAAAGGCGTTAAGTAAATTTCATCTATTTGAGCTACTGAATTATTTACTCTTTTTCTAGGGTCTTTACTTATAAATGCGCTTGTTTCCTCATCAATTGTCTCAACTGCTGTTCCTGTAATTTGAGTTACATTTAACTGCTTACTATCAAACTTTAATTTAACTACTTGGCAAAGTATCGAACCGTAATAAGGATGGGTAATTAACCACGGGAACTCACTCATACACCAACTCTCAAAATCTTCTGCTTCGGTTACGTTTTCAGCACCAACAAAATAAAAATCTACGTTAAATTCACGTTTTAATAACTTTCTTTTTTTTACTAAAACGCCATCAATATTAACAAAAGAATACTCGGTAGCATTCCATTCAACATCCTTTTCATAAGCAGGTCGAGTTAATACAGGAAAGTCTTTTGACTGTTTTTCTGACCCTACTTTTTTAGTAAGGGTGATTATCATTCTTTGATTATATGTGTCCTGCCAACTCATAATTTTTTCATTATTCTTTCAAATTGAACCCTTGCATTTTCCATAAAAAACCCATCTATTTTTAAACTTGCATCATGTGAAGCTCTACGCATAAAATTAGTTCTTTTTACTGATACACTTCTACCTCCTTTTACATTATAAATTGGGGTTACCTTTAAGTCAATCTTTGAGTTAGAGTGTGTTTTTTGTCCTGGAAATGTATAAGAACCCTTACTTATATTCAAGTTGTTTAAATAAAATAAAGTTCGTGTACCTTTGCTGGTTTTGTTGCCTATAAAGAATTTGCTTCCTGTTTTTTTAGCCATAATAGCAGCACGAATAAACGCTTGTTTTTTACTGTAATGACCGCCTTTTTTACTTCTTTTTAACCTACCTTGTTTGGCTGTTATAATTCTTTTCAAGTTGGGTATATCCGAATACCTATACATCTCCTTTACAATGCCTCTGCCGCCTTTTCGGGCTTGCTTCATTGGTATGAAAGTCTTATGGTCTATCACACCTCCAGTTTCTTGTTCTTCTAGTTCCGAAACAGCATAGTTTTTGCGCCCGTTAATTGGTTTTAACTTATTGTCATACATACCCACAACTGAGTACATTTGATTCACAGTCATTCCTTTTGCTGATTCAGCTTTAGAGTTTGCTTTAAAGAAGTTTTTTTGTCTTATGGTAAAAACACTTTGAGAGACATCTAACAAGGTTTTTTTCTTTGTGTAAAAAGCAGCATCACTTAACGTCTTTCTTACAGCCAAAGGAAATGCGGTTCGACTTATTTTGTCAAATTCTTTGTTTAGTTCGTTGAACTTTCGAGTATCAAATTTTACGTTCAAAAAGATTTAACTGTAATATAATTATTTGGAGCTGGTCTATCTAAAATCAAAGTAATTCCACCTCCAGCACTTAAATTTATTGCGCCCCCTCCGTTAATGGCTGAGTTTACTCCAGGTGCTATTTGAACTGACTGCGTGGATTTATTAACTATCGTAACTACCCAAGCGTCTTCTGCAAACGGATTACTTAAAGCGTCTCCTAAAAGAGTTATTATCTTTCCTGTGTTCACTCCCGTTACAACTATTAAGTACCTTTTTTGTGGGGTATAAGCCGCTAAACTCAATCCAGTTACATTATCTGCCACTCTTAGTATTTCTGAGTATTTAGATAACTGTTGTTTTAAGGCTTCGTAATATTCGTATCCATTTGTGTTGTTATCTGGTAATTCATTTGGTAGCGTATTTGTATTGTATGTTTGCTTAGTTCGCCTTAATAATTTAGCAAAGTGTTGATTCATGTCTGAATAAACAAACTTGTTAACAGGCGTACCACTCGGAGCATCTTTTATATCCCCATCTGGGTAAGCTGCCGAAGTAGATGTTATGTTTGGATAATTTTGTATTCCTATTGCCATGGTTACGTTTTTTCAGTTATTATCCAATTCAAGTTAGCAACATCAGGAACTAACTCCACCATTTTAGTTGTGGGTATAATGTAGTCGTACGTTGCTGGCGCATCTAAAGTTTGTGAACTATTAAAGGTGGTTAAAGTCCAAGAGTTTGCCGAACCGTTTATAAAAGTAAAAGGAACTAAGTCTATAACTGCCGTTAGGTCTGGAAGACTTAAATTTCCTAATCCAGAATCAGCAGCCAAGGTTCTTACTAATGCAGAGTAGTTTGAGCTTAATATTGCGCTTGTAGCTCTGTTAAATGTTATTATTTGACTAGGGCTAACAAAGCATTTACGCATTGCTTGAATGTATTGAAACCCATTGGTTTCGTTTTCATAAAGTCCATTAGGGGTAATATTCGCCATTCTCAATAGCTTTGCCATTGTTTGATGGTAATCTGCATAAACAGCCTTATCAAAAGGTGTACCTAGATTATCCCCTAAATTATCTTTTATATCCCCATTTGGGTAAGTACTGTTTGGTGTACTTATGTTTTGTTGGTTTTGAAGTCCTATTGCCATTATGTGTAATTTATAAAAAGTATTGCTACGTGTCTAACTTGTTTTATTTGTAGGATTAATTGCCTAAACTCTTGCTCTCTTTCAGCATCAACATTGGCGTAATCCCCAAGCGTTTCTCCGCCTATAAAGAAAGTAAATTTAAGATTATTTCCAACCTTAAAGGTTACATCTTGCTCGTTGTAAATACTGTTTACCACGATATTGTTTAAGTAATGTGACTGCATCCCATGCTGAAACATTCCATGTTCAACCTCGCTCAAAATGCTTGGGTTTATTGTTGCTGGATTTTGTGTTTCGTAACCGTCTGGATAGGCAGCGAATCTATTTTCATGCACATAAACATCAAAGCCAGCCGCTTGTAGTTGCTCCTGCAAAAATAAGTAATGTCCGTTTGGTTGCTGAAAACTCATTTTTCTTAAAATAGCCGATTCCCTATCACCTAAAGGTGTAGATAGATTTGTTATTAAACCTAATCTTCTTTCCCAATCAGTTGCGTCCTGTGAGGTAAATCTAGGGTTATCAGGCATCAAGCTATCCATTAAAGAAACGGCATCCCCATAGGCTTTAGCCTCTATTCTACTTAATGCCGTGTAGAACTTTAGTCTGTCCCCACGCATTCTAAAAGCTCTTCCAGTAGGTAGTAACTGTTGGTGTAAATTAAGTATTTTATCGCTATTAAAACTCATGCAAAAGTAATACTGCTTAAGTGAGGTATATTCCCCAATAACATTTGGTAGCTGCTGTAAGAAACTGCATCTACGGTAAATGTTATGCTTGTAAATATTGAATTTGGTTTTGCCTTGCCTATTTCATTAGCCAAAAGAATGTTATTAATAATGTCGTTTTTTGAAGACAAGGCATCAGCCCCAGCAACGAAGGGGCGCACCCCATATAACCACTCCTCGATGGCTGATTCGATTTGTGATTCTATGGTAGGTGTTAGCCCCTGATACCCTGTTACTGTTATTGCTATTTCTTTTACTGTTATTGGTAAGATGTTTAAAACAGAGTCAACTATTCTTCTACCCCTGTAATTAATCGGCAAACTTGTGTCTGGATTAATTTCACACGCTTGTTCGTAGTCATCTAGTATTTGGGTTGTAGGAGTGCCTTTCCCATCTGTTGAATCGGATAATTCAGCCTCAACATAAAGGTTTGTTTCGCCTGCATAACCAGTTCTTGCAAACGGATAAACAGTCCTTATACCTTGTACATCCTCAGCGCAAAGTCTGTAAAAAGTAGCCGAGCCTGGAAACAAATTATACTGCATTCTTTGCAAAACCTTTTCACGGTAATCCTCAATGCTTTCTGCTGCTAATGGTGATTCTACTTCTTCGGTAATTTCAATACTCCCGTTTATTAACGGGAGTGGCGAAGTTATAGTCATAGTGTCTCCAATAGATTGCTTTCCATCAGTTCCAGAAATCATACAAGTAACTTCTATTTCTCCAGTAGTGCTTGGCATTGTGTAATCTGCCGTTGTTTTGTATAGAATTGCAGGGTTTAAACTATCATCATCGCTCCTGAACACCGTATTAGCTGGTATTATTTCTCCAGAGCCTCCAGTAACTTCACATTTATAAATAGCTGGTGTAGCAGAGAAAGGTTTACGTTGTAGTATTACTTGACCAAACCTTAATAATGTTTGTTCATCGCTACTATCTGGCCATACGTTTTGTTGAAGTTGACCGATAGTAAAGTAAAATTGCTTAAGTAAAGCCGCTATTGTAGCTGCTTGCGCTCTTAATTCACTTTTACCATCTTCGGTAATTGTAGCTTCAAATTCCGCCTCTAACTCTGTTATAGCGTTTTGGTAAATTTCATCTATTGTAGGGAGTGTTATCATTAATACCAGTCTTCGTTAAAGTCTAAAGGCGAAAAGTCTCCGTCGTCGGATTTTCTACCAAATGTTATTATAGTTATTCGTTTTTTGTCAATGTTTGGGTAAATGGTTTCTATGTTTACAGACACTTCGTTAACGTTTACAATAGTTACAATCACGTTAATAGCGTAGTTAGCTGTTTCAGCTTGACGGTCAGACTTGGTTAAACGTAAGGCTTGATGCTTCAATTGTGGTGGAACAACAAGTGTTTGCGTCATCAAAAGAGACAAGTTACCACG